CTCAAGGCATCCTGGTCTCAAAATACTGATAAGTGCCGATAGTTGTTCGATATTTTCTGGCTTTAGTTTTTTAGCCATAGACTTGCCTAGCCTAGACTCTAGCTGAAAACATCCTTTGGTATTGCCGTCAGATATTAAGTGCCAAGTTTTTTTACAGTCAAAATTTATAGGGTGATTGATAGGATCGAAATCAATTTTTAACTGATCATTATCCAAAACACCAAATTTACAACCGCAAGAATATTCAAAATGCTTCATTTAAAAGAATCCTTAAACTTAATATTAGCAGATAGTTTCCTGTGTAGTTTCATAAAACGGATCATGATTTCTGCACTGTCTCTGATATCTTTTATAGCATCATGCGCCCCTTCTTTAGATATGCCTAAATAGTCTCGCAAAGAGTCTAGGGTATAACTTTTAAGGTCGCTGTTTTGTTCAAACCAATAGAATACTAAATTAAGTATATCAATTACATCTCTAGGATAAAAAAGATCGGTCTTTCCTTCTTTATTAGTGTTTCCATATTTTTGACTCAGTCTATTAATGATAGGCAAATCAAATCTATAGATATTGTACCCTGCAGCAATAGGTGCTGAGAACTGACTTTTCCTTGATGATCTACTATGATATTTAGATAAGTAATCAACAAACATTTTCCAAGACTGGCTTTGGTTGGGATATTGTCTCCATCTATCCATTATATCTGCCTTAGAGCATCCTGCAACTTTTGCATGAAAGTCTACTACATCAGTCGTGTATTCGTAATCTGGATCTTTTTCAATAGTTTCTGGTTTAAAATTAATATTGAACTCAGAATTAGGAATAACTTCCAATTTAATTGGATCTATCATGACAGCAGCTAATTGAACCGGGCTGCAAAGCTCAGGATTGGTGCCGTCTGTCTCAAAGTCAAAAACGCAAATTTTATTATAGTTGATCATTTTTCTAGAACTTCTACCTCATGGGCTGGAACAACAAAACTCTTGGTCTTTGACGGGTCGTTAGTAACTGCATTAAATAGTTTACAGCAACTAATACGCTCATCCTTTGTTTTGATATATTCTTTGCCTTCATACTTAAATGCTGTTCCTACAGCAATATCTACAAATCTCATTATTATTCTCCTTGTTTTAATATGTCTTGAATAGTCATGATTTTGTCCAACATAGCCACTCCCAATATATCAAACTTAATAATCCCTATAGATTCCAAATCTTGCATTTCCATGCCAGCGATCATTTGTTTGTTTCTTGAGTCATAAACCATAGGGCATATACTACTAAGTGGCTGTGAGCTAATAGCAATTCCTGCGGCATGTTTTGACTGATTGGACTTAACGCCCTCTAATCTTATAGATTGTTCGAATCTTTTGGCAAGTGGGCCTTGCAATTCGCCCTTCTTATCCAGAGAACACCACTCCTTTAATCTATCTCCATTATTCTCTAAGGCCCATCTGATAATGGAGGCTTCACCAGTTTCATCTTTCATGATTTGCAGTTCGTCAGCAATTTTGGCTTCATCTGGTATATTCTTTGTAATATTATTCATCTCATCAAAAGTAATATTACCATATACTCTCAATACATCTTTTAAGGCCCCTCTGCCCTTAATAGTATTAAAGGTAATCATTTGAGAAACTTTATCATGACCATATTTGTCCTTGATATATTTAATAATATCTTCTCGTTTATTAATAGGAACATCAACGTCAATATCAGGCATAGATATATGATCAGCAGTATTTCTACCAGCATTATAAAATCGATCAAACATTAGATTGTATTTTATAGGATCAATATTGGTAATACCAATTAGATAAGAAACCAAACACCCAGCGGCACTTCCTCTACCGGGACCGGGTAGCCAATTATTGTTCCTAACATGATTAACGATATCCTGCACGATAAGAAAATAACTGGATAGGTCTGCTCCTTGAAGAACGTTCAGTTCATATTTGATTCTATCTACATAAACTTGATGTTCGCTTTCTGGCACATGGTTGGCGATTTTGTCTCTCCATCCATTCCTACAAAGCTGTCTTAGGTATTCTGCATCATCATATCCGTCTGGACATGCAAATGGAGGTAGGTTTGGTTTGCTAAGAATATTGTATTCTTCGCACATACTATCAACTAGATTAGTATTATCTATTTCTTCTTCGGTATGTAAGGCATTAATTTCTTCTTGTGATAATATATGAAAATTATCTGAAGAGAAGAACGCACCAAGACCTATATCTTCGTTATTATTAAGCTTACGATTAATCTCTGGAAAAGTGGTCTTAAGATTATTACACAGTAGAACTCTTTGATCAACAGCATCCTCTTTTTTACAATAGTGTGCATCAGGTGTGCAAACAGTTTTTGTATGAGTAATTTTAGATAATTCTCTTATGCAGTCTGTGAGGCTGGACTGGATCTCAAGATTATCCTTATCCATAAGCTGTGCTTCAAGGAAGAAATTATCTTTACCAAATATGTCTTTGAAACGACCAACATATTCTGTTCCGATATTTTTCCAATCAGATACTATGGTATCATTTTCTACAAGCTTATTTGCTAGTGTCGATCCCAAATGTCCACATATACCTATTAGATTACCATTTAGCATTTCTCCTAAACGATTAAGATCTAATCTCGGTTTATGATAATAATGTTCCGGCTTGTTTGATTCAGATACTATCTTAATCAGACTTTGCCAGCCATCATAGTTTTTAGCAAGCACTAACAAATGGGATAGTCTTCTGTTTTCCTTAGACTGCAAAGAGGCGTCTTGATCGCAAATATAAAGTTCGCATCCAAGTATTGGTTTTATGCCCCTGCTTTTCATTTGTGTATAAAATTTAATAGCACCAGCAATATTGCCGTGATCAGTGAGGGCGCAAGATTTTGCGCCTATTTCTTCACATCTATCAGCAATTTGCGCTGGTTTACTGAGGCCATCCAAAAGACTGTACATACTGTGTACATGCAAGGGTGTATATTTTTTCATCGTTCCTATTCTGCGCTACCAGGAGCCTTGTACTGTCCAATATTATAACCGGGACGCTGGTATTCGTCAATCACATTATCCATTCCTTTGATCGCTATTTCGTGTTTTATCTGTTCACATATAGTCATGTTTTGTCCAAGGGTAGTTATTTGGTTCTCTCTATATTCCACGCTAGGCAAATAATCTGTGCCCTCAAAAGTGTTCTTACCAAAGTGGCATAATTTTGTACATTTCCAGCTTTTATTCAGCTTGGGATCTGTTGTGTTTTTAATGTCTTCAAATTTCTTACGAAGCATCATTTCTACTTGATAAATATGGCTTTGATCAAAACATACAGAGTACATGCCTCCATCATTAATAAAGTTGATAGATACTATGACATGTTTAATATCTGGATATAATTTATGTATAGCATAATAGTATAGCATTAGTTGGGGATCTTTATGTAGCTTTTCTAAAGTTTTTTCTTGGCCAGTTGCCCAGTCTAGTCTTCGTCCCGTTTTCCAATCGATGATTTCATATGTGTCATCATTAACTTTAGTAATTAAATCTATTGTGCCTTTGATAGCAAGATTGCCTTGGAGATGACCCTCTTTAGCATAATAATCATACTGGGCCCAATCTTTTTTTATTTCTATATCAAAGTGCTGCTCGGGCTCTACGATATCCCTGTTGCGTGGATCAAACATTCCATCGCCATATTCTAATGCTTTATAAACCCATTTATCACAATCTTTAAAATCTCTGACTGTCCATTCGTGATGAGTAAACTGAGAAGTATAAAAATTATACACTTGTTCGATAATAGTATTAAGACTATAGTTAGTAATATCAACAGGCCCTATAATATCGTCTTCAAAATAACGATTATTTTGTTGTTGATTTAATTTTATGAAGGCCAATATCTCAAATACTTTGTGGCATATAGTCCCCTTGTCTGCTTTTTTATTTGAAGGGGATCTATGGCCTAAATTATATTCAATGAAGTATTGCATAGGACACATGTTATGAGTGCCATATGAACTGCTTCTTATATATGTTACTATAATGGTAATACCCTCTTGACTTTAAGGAAGCTATATATTAATTCATTTTTTGCTCCAATTTTTAGATCTTTATTATCTATTACAAAATCAAAATTTGATTGGTCATATCTATCTTCATCCAATGCTGTCTCGCTTTCATGCGTAGAGCTGTACAGATTTCTATTAAGTTTAATTACTAGACCACCCGCATTTTTAACAGCTTCAACCTCATTAGGAAAACGACAATCAGCTATTAAAGCCAAAGGCAGATTTTCATCTTGTATTTTTCGAATAGTTGCATCGGCCCAAACATTGTGTTGCATTTTTCTAAATATATTAGTACCCACATATTGCATAACTTCTCTGGCTGTCATAGCGTTGCCGCTATCGGGCCAAAGACAATTAACGTATTCGTTCTTGCTTTCATCGGAACCATAACATTGTTCATATGTTAAGCCTAATATATCTATGCACATTTTTTTTAACGGATCAGCAAAATTATATATGGCAGAATTTTTTTGTATAGTTTGAGAATAAACATTTGCTGTAAATTCACATGCGCTAGTTTTACCAGATTGTTTTCTGCCAGCAAAAGCTATAATCATTATAGTACCCTTTTAATAAATTCTTTAATTTCAGTATCTATTTCTGAACTGGTCATTTCGCCAACATCTAATTTAGAAATAGATGGAACATGTAATCGATAAGTATTTTTGCATTTGTCTACAATATTGACTGCGGCTTTTTTGCCAGCCTCATCATTATCCATTAGTATTATAAGATTCATCGCTCCAGATGCATCTAATAATATTTTTTGTCTATCACTTAAATTAGCTCCAAAGACTGCGACACTATTGTGTATATTATTTTCTTCAAGCTTCCATACATTACCGGGACTCTCTACAAGAATAGCGACACCTGTTTCCTGGATATGCTTTTTAGCGAACCAGAAGTTGTATAAACAATTTTGGCTCTTAAAATTTGCACTATGTTTCCATTTAGAATAAAGATATTTTTTGTTATCTTCTGGACAGGATTCATCTGGACTATGAAAACATGAACATTCTTTGCATTTCTCAAATATGCTTCTGCCAGAACAGCCTATCATATATTCATAATCCATATCGTAAATAGGAACAACAACCCTATTATGCATTTCTCTAGCAGGGTTGGCGCATAGTCCCACATCATATTTATCTATGATTTCTTTAGTGAATCCTCTATCTAGATAATATTGTGCTGGAATTTGCAAGAGTGGACGAATCTTATCCCTAGTTAAACAGTTTGCTGTATTGATCTTAACATTATTATTAATATGCCCAACAGCATTGGTAAATCTGCTTTTGTTCCTGCTTATCTTTGATATGTTAATATCTTTAAGGTCTTTCTTGAGAAATTTCGTAATAAAATCTATCGTCTCTTTGAATGAACAGGCTTTATCTCCGTCTTCTGACCATTGATGTTTTTTGTTAGAAAGTAAACCTCTTACAAAACCTATAATAGATCCCTTGAATACTTTTTCACATTGATGTGTACGACATTTCCAATTACCCCTATAAGTATCTCCTTGTACATAAATGTTTACAGCACCAGGATTGTCTCCATCATGTATAGGACATGACATTGACATCATCTTCCCATTATCTTTATAATCTACATCAAAATAAGCTAGTAGTTCTTCGATGTTATCACAAAGATCGTCACAAAGCACTTTTAGCTTTGCTTGATCATTCAAAGGGGATTTCTTGACCATCAGCATTATCGTCCTCCACTAAAAAGCCATCGCTATCATTTTTATTACTATTTAACAATTCTAATCTAGTTTGACCTTCACTAATCTTAGCACACCAACCCTTCATATGACAATTAATATAGTCATTATCATCTAATCCTCCTCCGTGTCTGCTAATAAGAGGAACCAATTTACGATTACCATTAGTTGGACCGTCTTCAGCGATTTCTTCTGGGGTCTTTCTTTTGAAGATACTGAAATTACTACATAGCCAAATAATTCTATCGGAACCACTAGCAGTATCAGTAGACTCTTTAGTAATACCGTCTCTATTTAATTGCACAAATGCCACGATTGGTATTTTATATTTAGTCGCAAAATTATGTAGTTGTGTCATCATGAAGCCTAAAACTTGATATTCTTTCATATCTTGACTCATGCCTTGAGTGTCCATAAGTTTTAGATAGTCATAAAATACTACGCAGTCCTTTGCTGTACCGTCTTCATTTAGTCCTACCTCTTTAAGTAGCCATCTTCTCATTATAGAAATTTGGTCTTCAAAAGATTTACCAGCAATAGATTTATAATAAAGTCTTGTCTCTTTTAGACTTTGTACTGCTTCTTTAATTTTGATGGATTGAGTAGGAACAGAAGCGAACTTACCGGTTTCAATACTATTGATTTCTATTTCACTCATCATAGCAAGAACCCTATTAATATGGTCTTCTTTTGTCATTTCAGTATCCATATTTAATACCGGTATTTTTAACTTATTGGCTATATGAAAACCCATATTGTCAGACAAGAGAGTTTTGCCTGTCTTTGGTCTAGCGGCGATTACATTGACTGTGCTTCTTCTTAATCCTCCACCAATAGCCTGATCATATACAGGAAAGCCTGTGGGTATGCCGACTTGATCCACCTTGTTATTTACTAGATCATCAATATATGATTCTATGTCTTCTCCGATAGAGATAGGATTATTATCAACATCGTTCAAAAGATTAGTAAAATCAAATACGGAGTCTTCTGCAATACTTAATATCGCACCGATAGATTCCGTACCATTAACATCCAAAATTTTATCTTGAGCAGTTTGTAGCTGTTCTCTGAGAAGTCTGGCAATTTCTAATTTACGAATTTTAGCTGCAAATTTTCTAACATTATCAATATTAACAGGAAAATCTAAGACAGCTTTAAGATGTTGTACTTCTTCTTTTTTATCAAATACATGAGACAATCCCAATTCAGAAGCTACACTGAATATAAGGGCAACATCTATAGAAACTTTTTGCTCTCGTTCAAATACGGTTTTAAGACACTTATATAGAATTTTATTGCTATCTATTGTGAAAGATGTTTCTTGCACAATATCAGCCACATCTAGATATGCGTCCTCTCCATACTTACATATTCCTGCTAAAACTGCTCTTTCAGCAGATGTGTCGCATAGGATCATCAACCGGCACCTCTTGAACAATTATTGCATTTATATCGGTCTGGACTATCAGATAATAAATTTGGACTAACAGACTCTCTTTTGCCACAAACCCTACAAACTACATCTAGTGGCTTAAACCTTCTTACTCTCGGAGTAGGATCATATTTAGCTAATTTTTTATCAATCTCAATATCTTCCTTGTGTAAATTCGCTTCCATCATCTGATCAAACTTGTTAATTGTAGAAGGTTTAGGTTTGCGATCCACAGTTCTAATTGGACTACTGGAAGACTTTTCTTCTTCAACAGGTTGTTCATTGTTGCTAGGCAGCATATTTTGCAACATAGCTATCATCTGCTGAATTTGTTCCGGTGATAAATTATCCATTTCTTAACCCCTTTGATCTTTGGATAGAAATTAGTATATCTGATAAATTTTTGATAGATGTAGCAAGGAAGGTGAGTCTGTCACATCTTTGCTTGGCATATTTCTTAATCTTATTAAGCTTATCGGCTCTATCGTTATGCTTGATTGCTTGAGTAGATTTTTCTAAATATCCATATCCTTTATATGTGTTGATTTCATCAGCGATTACCTCCTTAATAGTTTCTTCTGCCCAATTATATCTTGCTGTTTCTCGATTGTATGTTCTTTGTACATGAAAACTAAATTGTGCTAATCTATAGGCAATCTGTCCACAGTCTTCTGGCATAGTTTTTTCCAACACATCACGATTCATGGTAAGATATGTTTTTAATTCTTCCTCTGGTAAAACATTGTCTGAATATATTGGTAGACCAAGCTTATTCTCATATTCATCTAAAAGCTTATCCCAAGATTCTAATTCTTCTTTTGTTGTCTTAGTCATTGACTATCCTTTGTTTCCATTGTTCTAGGTTTTCATTATATGGTAATTCAATATATTGTATCCCATTAATAGAACACCATTCCTGCTTTTCGCTGTCTCTTTTTTTGTGTTTAATAAATCCCATCATGTCCTTATGAAAAAATCCACTAAATTTATAGTGTTGTTCCCCGTGTACTTCAACACATTTTTTATTTAAGGGCAGATAGAAATCTAAGAGTAGGTTTTCTGATCTTCTTAATGGAATAGATACTTCTTCTAATATCTGCAAAGTTGGAAAACATTCTTTGAGCAAATCTCTGGCCTGTAAATGCAACGATGACTTATTGGTATATGAGCCTTTAGCTATGCCTCCAATTAGTTTCCAATGATGTGTATTTCCATCTAGGTCTTTGACTTGCATGATATACCCATTGTGTCTCTAAGTTCTTCCATTAGTTTATCATAAATTTCTGGATTGTCAACCACATACTGACGTAATTTTTCTGTACCCTGAAATTTTGGCTTATCCTCTATAGAAGATAATGTATACCATGATCCACCCTTGGATATAATCCCAAGATCAATACACAGAGTAACCAATTCCATAGCCTTGTCTACACCTTCTCCATATCGTATAAAACTTTTGATATTTCCACCGGGAGGCCCTAATGCAGAACAGAGGATCGTCCAGTCTACCTCTTGTCCTATTTGAGGACCATCAGCACCAGCGGTCCAAGCCTTAAACATTTTGGCTCTTAGCTTCACATCAGTTTGATACGCAATAGCCTGTCCACTTTTTTCTTTCCATTCTACATTACCATAGCCAGGATTGCCCATAAGATGAGTAATGCCGATAACAATATTTTTATTGACAGGAATAACATTGGCCACTTTTCTGCAAAATTTAGCAAGTAATTTGGCTCCGTCTGCCCGTTGCATTTTATCCATATCAGAAGTAATTTCTGCTTCTGTACATAATGCCGAATATGAGTCAATAATTACTACAGATCCTGGTTCTTCATTAATAATTCTTTCTGCGATTTGAAGATATTCTTCTGCGTGTAAAATTTTGCCTTGCTGAGAACCTATTACATCAAAACGATCTAAATCTAAACCCGGTATGCCTTCCAAATCTCTTTTCTTTAATCTACCCTCGATATTCAAATAGTATACATGTCTTGGTTTTGCTAGGTCTCCTTGATATTCTGGTTTTTGTGCTGTTGCCGCAAAATCCAGAGATGTAGTGGTTTTGCCACACTTGGGCTGTCCAGTAAATACCACAAAGCTGCCTTCAGGTATACCTCCATTCAAAACTATATCTAGTGCAGGACTAACGGGGATTGTGATTGATTCTTTATCTACAACGGAAGTAGCTGATCTCATGATATCATCACCGAATTTCTTTTTTACGTCTTCTTTCAATGCCATTACTCTAGTTCCTTAAGTTTAGAAATAATACCTTTTTTGTCTTTGTGTTTACTGTAAGAAATATCAGATTTGCGATCTACTTCTTTGGTGAATTCAATATTTTGTTTTTCTAGTAATCTCTCGGCCTGTTCTATCATAGCAGGTAGATGAGGAGCCCGCAACGAAAAAATTCTTTTGCCTTTATCTGTAAGCAGCGCATTAATTATAGCCTTATCAGAATATTGTTTTAGCAATTTATGAGAGCTAGCTATTTGATTCTTAAAAAAATTGGCCCACTCTTTAGACAACCAAAACCTATAATGCAGATCTTTTTTGTCCTTTAGTGCTTTTCGCTCACATATTAATTCTGTAATATATTGAGCGGCAGAGACAGTCTTGCCATTAGAATATTTAGAAATATATTTATTCTTTTTTGGGTTGTTCATCAAAGTGAATTTTATGGGCCAATGTGTTAGTTGCTTCATCAATTGCATTCATGAATTGACTAGCCTGCTCAGTATAGTCTGTATCT